TTGATTACCTGCATCAGGAATTAAACCTAATTTGTAATCTTGCTCTAAGCCCATTACACGAATACCAACATTAGAGGCTGCATAAGCAGCAGCTGTAATTTGCTTAACTGCAGGATCAGTATGAACAAGAGAAGTACCTTGGTAAGCTTGATCTAAAGTTACTGTAGATCCTGTTGCTGCATCACTATCATAAGTAGCAACTACTTTATAAATAGCATCTGTAGTAGCAACTGGAGTATCTGTAGTACTATCTTCTGTAATTCTTAAGTAGTTTCCTACAACAATACCAGAAAGATCACTACCTGAACCAAATACTACTTCGCCTACTTTACTTCCATTTGTAAATGCAATAGAAGTAATATCAGTTGAAATAACTGCATCAGCTGCATCACTAAATCGCTCTACTTTTACAGAAGCACGTTTTTTACCAGTTCTTTTACCTGAGAATTTTTCATGCTTAGACATTACTTGTGCAAAATAATCTGCAATTTCACCTTGAGTTGCAGAAGCATCTGAAACATATTCAAAGAAGTGTAAGTCTGATTGCTTAGAAAATAAAGATACATTGTTCTTAAAGTTTACACGAACTGTGTAACGATTAGAGTTAATTGCATCAATTGATCCTGTTGAACCATTTCCACCAAATAATGAAGATTGTTCTGTTCTAGCTGAATCTACTGCAGAAGTTTTTTTAGTAACATTTGCAAATTTAAATCTAGGACTAAATCTAACATTACCGTCTGCATCTTTTTGTCCAATAGCTAAAAGCCCTGGGTGATCGGTGCCAATAGCAGCATCAGAAATAATAGCATTATTTTCATCTACTATAAATACATCTCCTGCAGACGCTGCTGCAATAGAAGCTGTTTCTTGGGGCCCTACAAATACGTGTAGGGAATTATCTGTTTTAAACATTTGTTTTCTTTTTTAAAAATTAATTAATTATTATGCTAATACTGGATAAGCAGCAACTGCATCATCTGCAGCGTTTGCACCACCAGATCGACTAACTACAAACCATCCGTCAGATCCGCCCCACACTAAAGTGAAAGCTTCCCCTATAGTTGTAGTAGCAATAGTCGTAGAAGCGCCTGCTAAAGTTGCAGGAGTTAAAGTAACTGTATTAGCAGTTGAAGATAAAAATATTTTCACTTGCCCTACAGTTGTTCCGTTAGCTAAAGTTACAGCTTCGTCTCCGTCATGGTTTAAAATTGTAACTGGAATTGTTACACTACATGCAGCTGCATTAGTGTCAATAGTTTCAGAGCCATATACAAGCCCTCCAGTTAAAGTTCCAACTCCTGCAACAGACACAGCGCTACTAATAGCTTGAGCATTCGCGTCAGATAAACTAACGTAGTCTCCCGCAAGATCGTTAAAATCTTGTGCTCGAACGGGAGTATTGCCAACGTTACCTCCGACGTTATGTCGAGGTCCTACATTAGCATTTGTTATTTTTGCTGTTCTTGCCATTTTATTTATTCTATTTCGTTAAGTTCTATTTTACTTGACTGGTATCGTGGACTCTCTATGTTTTCAAGAGCTTCTACAACAGCCATTCTAACAATCTCTCTGTGTGTATGCTGCGCTAAATTACAACTTTCTCCCGAAAAAGAAACCACATTAGGATTTTTTAAATATCTTAAAAAATAAGTGGTGATTGTAACATTATCAGATGCTATTAATTCTACTGCATTAGTTATCATACCTTCAGATATACTTCCTCCGTAATCTAATCTATAAACTAAATTTTCATTAGGAGAATTAAAAGGGTCTTTTATAATTGAATTATATCTATCATAAGTTATAGGTTTAACACCTATCTTATTAATAGTTTCATTTTTAAAAAGAATAGTACATTCCTCTGATATAGCATGTCTATAATCTTTAGGTAACTTTACCATTACACCGTTATCTTTGTTTGGTGAGTTTTCTGGAAGAGCTCCTTGAGGCACAGTATACTGATAATTAGCAATTAAATTTCTTAAATCGTCTCTACGTTTTTGATCTTCTTCAAAACCTGTACGTCTAGCGTTATTACCAAATGCACGTTTAGTTACAAATCTTTCGATTGCAGCGTTTAAAAATATGTCTATTTCAGAAACAAGGAAAGATGGAGCGCCTGCTCCACCTGCCTTATCCATTAATAGATTAAATTCTGTATGCATTTCTTGTATAGTCATACTATTTTGCTATAGACAATTTACCTTTTAAATCTAAATACACTTCCTGATTGTCAGGATTTTGTAAGTATTCAATCGTTTGCTCAAGCGTATATCCTACAGTGTCTCCACCAGGAAGTTGGTATTTAGTACCACTTTTAACAAGAACTCTTGAAGATATACAATCATCAATAAATGCTCTCATTTTAAATGTTGGGTCTTCTACAGTAGTAATAAATGCTTGTGGACTATCTGTTACGATTTTATCCAGTTGTGATTCAACAAAGTCTACAGACGAATCGTCTCCAGCTCGTTTACCCATAACTTTAAGAACATCTTTCATTTCTGTAGTACTCATTGCACTAAACACTTTGTAAGCCTTACGCTTAAGTTTAGATTTCTTATTTACAACTTTAGCTTCTTGCTCTTCTGAAGTCATTATGTACTCTGCAAATGGAGAATCAAATCTTTCCATTTCTGAGTTAGCAACTCTTTGATGAGCTTTTAAAACTAAAAATTTTAATTCATCTTCTGGGAGTGCGAGATCAAGTATGAGACCGTCTTTAGGCACATCTACTCTAAACATAGTCCAATAGTCTTTATTGTACTTAGATAATGTTCCAGGCGACATGTGCATTATTTTCTCAAGTCTTTTCTCGTCTTCCTCAGTTAAACCAGTTTTAAGTACTCCTGAACCTCTTGTAGCTTGAACAGTTAAACGTTCAAAGCATTTAGAATAACGGATGCTCCCGTCGTGATCGTCGGGAAGCCATCCATTTTTCTTAATAGGTTTTAGAGTAACCTTATCTGGTGTAGTATCTATAATAACACTTTCTTTCTTTACTTCAGCTTTCTGTTTTGCAACTTTTGCCATCTTCTTCTTCTTTCGTGTTTATATTAATTTACTTGTTATCTATCAGACAGTTGATGAGTAGATCAACTCAGCACAAGACATTGGGTTTGCAATAAGCACACCTTGTTGAGCTTGAGCGAATAATTGGTATCCATCTACTGCTGATGCAGAGCCTTTACTAAAGTTAGTGTTTGGACCTAGTGGAGAAGTAGAACCAGCTACGTGCCACATTAATTCCTTACGTCCTTTAGGATATACTCTACGGATATTCTTTTCTCCGCCTGAAGTACCCATGTTAAGGATAGTGTAACGGTAAGACTCAGTGTATCCACCTTTTGGATGCGGCACACGGTTACGTACTTCGTCATCATACATTGGTAAGTGAACTAGAGTAAACTTGATACCTTGTGGTCCCATGTACTCTCTGTACTGTCCTCTGAATCCTAGGTTTTGTCCTTCACCAGAAATTCTTTTAGAATCTAATGGTTGGAAACGAGCAGCGTGGTTTTCAAGAGCTCTATGGAATTGTACCATACCTCTTTCACCTGTAAACGCTACAAAGTTACGTTGGTCTTCTGGAAGAATGTTAATTGATAAGTTCAATAATACATCTTCTAAATAGTCAATTGTAAAGTCAGTATAGTGAAACTTGTAAGACGGTGCAATTTGCTCACGTAAACCAGCTCCTTCAATAATTGGAGAACCATTTGCTCCAAACATATTGTAAGTACCGTTAGCTTGCTTGTTAGATTTAGAGAAGAATAACATTCTTTCTTTTTCTTTCATCCATTGACACATGAATTCCCATTCAGCATATTGAGTCCAAATCTTAGAAGTCTTGTTAGACTTAGGATCTAGCATTTCAATTACTAACGGACGTTGGTGCATGTTTCCAGGAATAGTGTAAGTCTTAGATAAGAAAGACATTGCATTACGCATTTTGAACGGAGAGCTGTAGCTTGTTTCACCATAAGTCTTGTTCAATGTTCTTTCTTGCGGAGAGTATTCTTTACTCGCCTTAGCACCTGCAGTTAATAATGTAGGAGCTACAAAAGAGTCAGCATCTGCTGCCATAAGCACACAAGGGTAAATAAATGATCCACCACTCATGTAAGGCTCACGCATAACACGTACAGCAGTTTCACCATCATCTAATACTAATTTGTCTGTTACTGCAAAATACTTTTCTGCAAAACCAATTAACATTTCTGCTCCGTATTGACCTGGAGTTCCTGATAAAGTAGTTGTCATAGTAACGGCTTTTTCGTCGTCACCTTTTAGGTACCACTCGTAATCATTGTCATCTGGAAGCTCTTGCTCGCCACCGCCAAT